TCATTCAACAGAACCTCGAAAAATTAACTTTGATCGCAGGTCATCCAACAGCGGCAAGGACTGCTACAGGCCAAACAAGTGGTATTGATTTAAGAGTTTATGACGGTGACGTTGTATTCGTTTTAGATTCTGCTGCTGGTGCTGGTACAAGTCCAACTCTCGATGTAACAATCGAAGATTCTGCTGACAACTCCTCATTTGCAGCTATTGCTTCAGGTGCTGTTGCCTTTACTCAAGTAACAGGTACGGCTGCTGCTCAAGCAGTTTCTGTAAACAAGGATGATGCAAGACGTTACGTTCGCATCAAGTACACAATTGGCGGTTCATCAGGCCAGTCATTTACATTCTCTGTAAATGGATTCGGTTTGAAAAAATACGGCTAATTTATTTATGGCCCCCTTACGTCTGCGAGGGGGCTTTTTCTTATGGCATTTACTGAAGATTTAGATATTTTCTTTGAGGATTTCCAAGATACTGTCGTTTATTCAAGTTCGACATACAAGGGGATTCTTGAACAGCCCGATGAGATAGTCGCTGATGGAGTGGTAATGACCACCGACTATCAATTAATTGCTAAAACAACTGATTTAGGCGCAGTTGCTTTTGATGGAAGTCTTACTGTGAATGGGACAGGATATACAGTTAGAAGCGTTAGAAAGATAGATGACGGTGCTTTGTGCATCTTGTCTCTCACCAAAACATAGAGGTGACTAATGGCAAGTAAAAGAGAACAAATTTTAGCTGCATTAAAAACGCAATTAGCAGGGACTACTGGGGTCGGAACTCGCATATATAGAACGAGAGTGACTCCTACAGCTAGGAATGAGTCACCAGCAATTGTAATTGAGCCAATAAATGATCAGCCAACAGTTACTTCTGCTACTTACGAAAAGATTGATTGGACTTTAAGAATAAGAGTTGTTGTAATTGTTCGAGGCCAAATCCCTGATAGTGTTGCCGATGCAACGATTGAAAGTTTACATACAAAAATATTAAATGATCCGACTGTTGGAGGGTTGGCTTTAGATATAAGGCCGTCAACTACTACATTTGAGGCAATTGATGCTGATCAGCCTGCTGGAGTCATTTTCTGTGAATATGAAATTGACTACAGAACGGCTTATAACAACTTATCGACATAATATGTTGATACCTAACAACCCACTTCATTTATTATGAATGGTGAAAACCCAGGGGAAGGCGGTAGCTACCTGCTTGATCCAGAAACAGGTGAACGCACTCTCGTAAAGCGCACCTCTCCACAAACATCATTAGAGGGAATAGCCGATGGCACTTCTGAACAGGAAACGAGTAATTCTTCTGGAACTGGAAAGCAGTTACGGAACAGATCCAACTCCAACGGGAGCAGACGCAATTCTGGTAAGGGATCTGTCGATAACTCCTCAAGCAAGTGATGTTGTCTCCAGAGATTTAATTAGACCTTATCTGGGTGCTTCAAGGCAGTTACTAGCTAATACAAGGGTTGAATGTACGTTCAGCGTAGAACTTGCAGGATCAACCGCAGCAGGTACGGCTCCTAGAGTGGGCAAAGCACTCAGGGCATGTGGTCTTAGCGAGACAGTCGCTGCTAATACAAGTGTTACTTACGCACCTGTATCTGGTTCTTTTGAGTCAGCAACTATTTATTACAACGTAGATGGTGTCTTACATAAGACAACAGGCTGTCGAGGAACATTTAGCATCTCAGCGACTGTTGGAGAAATTCCTACAATCGACTTCTCTTTCCAAGGCATATATGTGGCTCCTGCCAACGCTGCACTACCTTCTGTTACTTATGGAGCGCAAGCAACACCATTAGTATTTAAGAACGGTAATACTGCTGGATTTGAGTTATTGTCTTACGCTGGTGCGTTGCAAAGTTTCTCCTTCGATGCTGGAGTAGAAACTCAGTATATGGAACTTGTCGGGGGAACTAAAGAGGTACATTTGATAGACAGACAAACAACAGGTAGCGTCACTATCGAAGCACCATTGCCAGGTACTAAGGATTATTTTGCTGCTGCTTTGTCAGATCAAAGTCTAGGTAACTTGCAATTCACTCATGGTGATACAGCAGGAAACATCGTTAAGTTCACTTCCACCAAAGTTGATATTGGTGATGTGAGTTACTCAGAGTTAAATGGCATCGTAATGGCTGATATTCCATTTACCGCATGTCCAACAACTGCTGGAAACGATGAATTTGAGCTTCAATATAAGTAAATCAGCGTTGATTTAATGAAAAGGGGGCTTACGCCCTCTTTTTTTATGGTTAAAGTGGCAAGGTATCTCTATTTCTTATCTAATGAGTTTTATTAGAAAAAAAGTATCTGCTTATCCTTGGCCTGTTGAAATCAGAAAACCTTCAGAAGAAGTTGTTGGTGAATTTGAAACTCATAAATTTACGATTCGATTTAAGCGATTAGCTAAAAAAGAGTTAAATGATTTTCAGGAAAAGGAAGATTATGAAGCTTTAAAATCAATTATTGTTGGCTGGTCAGATATAAAAGATGAGGATGACAAAGAAATTCTTTTTACTCAAAAGAATTTAAAAGATTTTTCAGAAGATGTTGATTTCGTTCAAGGAGTAGTAAAAGCATTTCAAACTTTTTATGCAACGGCTGACGAAAAAAACTAACTGATGCTGCTCTTTATTGGGCTTCGGGTGGCAGCGAATCAGAAGTACAGGCAGATGAAGATGCCAAAATATTTGGTATTAAACTGCCTGAGAAGCCTAAAGAGAAAGAGAAAGGATGTGTTGTGTGGGAACAGAATTGGGAGACAGTATTAATGTTTTTAAGGATGCAAACTCAATGGGCTGTCTCCATGAGTGGTTTTGTTGGTTTGAAATATGAAGTTTTATTGTGTGCGGGAGGTTTGTTTGACCTATACAATGTAGACAATCGTGTTGCAATGCTTGAGAACCTCAAGGTTATGGAAGCAGCAGCATTAAAAGAATTTAACAAGGACTCTAAGTAATGGCTGGACAAGTTGGAAAACTGATCCTTGAAACAGGCATTAAAGGGTTTGAAGAAGTTCAGGAGCTAGGTAAAGGTCTTCAACAGATTGCAAAATTAGCTAATAAAACTGATAACGCTTTTCTAAATGCTGCTAAAAAAGTAAAAGATTTTGCTGGTGCAAATAGAAATAGTATTAATGCAATTAGAGGCCAGATAGTTGCGTTAAATAAGTTAAAAGATTCGGCAACGATTGGAGGTAAAGCGTATAAATCTTTAGCAGCAGATATTGTTAATTTAAACACCCAATTACTAACACTAAGTAATGTTGAAAAAGTAGCAATATCCAATGCTGCATCAGCAGCCCAACTACCTGAAAGAACGAAGGGAGGCAGGCTTGTCGGAGAAGGCAGACTAGCAGGTTCAAGAAGCATAGCTAATTTAGCTAATGCACCTAGAACTTTAACAGAAAAAATATTTACGGAGCAAGTTGCAGAAATGAGTTCTGCAATGAGTAATTTTAGTGTTAATTCAACAGAATATACAAATGTTCTAAAAACTTTAATAGGTAACACTAGAGATTACAACGCAGCATTAGCCAATCAAACAGCAAGGCAAGGAAGTATTAATGCAACTGAAAGGATTCGTGCGGCTGGTAGAAGTAGATTTTCTATTAGCACTTCAAGTCAGGGATATAACCCATTTACAACTTTTGCAGGTTTCGATGGAAGTGATTTAAGCAAAGCTGGCAGACCATTTATTGAAGGGTTGCCAGTACAAGGCCCATTTCAAATGGGGCCGAAGAGAGAAGCGTATATGAAACGTCCTGGCCCAGTCAGGATGTTTGAAGCTTTTATGGAATCAACTTTTCCAAAAGGTAAACATAGTTCATTTAGAGAGGCTTTAAACGAACCTCTTATTCCTCCAATGGGTTTTGGCCCTGGCGGTGCGCCTCTTTCTCCAATACCAGGGTGGACTAAAGATAAAAAAGGGAGATGGAGGCGTGATAGAAAAAAAGATTTTACTCCTGGTATTTATGGAGGTGCAGGCCCAGCAGATTTAGGAATCCCAAATTT